ATAGTTCTAATACGATTTCAAAGTTTGAAATCTGGTAAAGAATATGAAAGAGAGTATACTTTATGCGAAAAGTATATGAATATTCCTAATCACATTAGAAATCAAGCGGGAGACAAATTACTTTGTTATGATGTAGAGTTTCAAAAATGGGAAGATTTACAAGAAGATACAATAATTAAGTTTACAGTAGTACAATAATGTGTGGATTTGTAGTAACAACTGATATAAATAATACAGAGCTTATGTTAAGCAAACAAGCTTTTCGAGGCCCTGATGCGCAGTCGTTTTACAAAGATAAATATGTAGGTATGGGACATGCTTTACTAGATATAAATGGTGAAAAGCAAGTACAACCTTATAAAACTAAAAATGGAAACTATATTGTTTTTAACGGAGAAATGTATGATACAACAATACCTAATGATACAGAGTATTTAGCAAATGGATTAGAAACATATGGAGTAGATTTTCTAGTGCATAATGATTGGCATGGCTCTCTAGTTTGGTATAAACCTAAACAAAAAGAAATATTTATGGTTAGAGACCATTTTGGAGCAAAACCTTTATGGCACTATCAAAAAGGCTCAGAGTTTACTATTACTACAAGTCTAAGAAGTATATTAAATGGAAAGGCAGATAATACTTATGAAAAAGAATATAGAGTAAACTCTTTATTACAAGGAGATGAGTGTCATATAAAAAATGTAAGAAAAGTTGCTCCAGGAGAGTATCATACTATAAACTTAGAGAAAAAGACAATAGTCACAGGTAACTTATGGAACGGTTTCTTAGTAGAAAAACGACCTTTTAATATAGAAAGATTTAAAGAAAAATTAATAGAAAGCATTAGTAAAATAGCAAAAACAAAACAAAAATGTGGACTTTTTCTAAGCGGAGGATTAGATAGCACAATGGTATTATCTGTCGTTAAAGATTTAGGATTAGACCTTACAGTTTATATCTGTGGATATGATGATACAAAAGGTTTATACTGGGAACACGATGCTTTTCGTAGAGAATCAGAACTAGCTATACAAACCTGTGAAATGTGGAAAGTGCCTTATAGAGTAATAACATTACGACAAGATTTAATGTACCATTATGATAGAGAGTGGTTGAATAATACAAGATACCCATGGACAGATAAAAATAGAAGGGCTCCTAGATATATGTTAGCAAAACATGCTGCACAAGACGGTTGTAAAGTAATATTTACAGGTGATAGTGCAGATGAAATAGTAACTGGATATCTTCATCATGGTAAATATTGGGAAGAAGGATATAAGAAAAAGAAAATAAAAAGATACCAAGAGTACAAATGGTACCCAAAAATTAGACATGGTTCTGATGAATGGAATGATTTATTATTAGGAGATTTACTAATAACATCAGAACAAAATATATTAGCTACTGACCAAAGTTGTGGTATGTTTGGTATGGAATCTAGACCTTGTTTTCTTGGACAAAACTTTGTAAAGTGGTGTTATCAACATGATGGATTTTTTAAATTTAAACAACACCCTGAATGGAATACAGGAACTTACAAATATTTACTAAGAGAAGTTATGGCAGATTATATTCCCGAACATATAAGAAACAAAAAGAAAAAAGTTGGTTGGAGCAGTCCTTGGGACAATAATCACGATAAAACAGTAAAATTAGGAAGAATGTTAGATTGGCAATATCTACACTCACTACTATGAAAGCAGTACTAAGTAACAGAATATATTTATCCGCTAATAAAGAGTTGATGAATCGTTTAGAAAGAGAATTGACATATACAATTGCTCCACGAATACCTAGTGACCCACCTATCGTATTCAAAACATTTAGATATGTTAGAGAGGGTTTATGTTCCGTGCCTATGGGAAGAGAAGATTTAATCCCATCAGATTACGAAATAGTAGATAAACGAGTGGTAAATGAAATTGAACACCCTGAGTTTGGGTATGAATTACGACCTTCCCAGCAGATGGCGTATGACGAAGTATATGACAATAGTATAATTAACGCATGGGTAAGTTGGGGAAAGACAATAACAGCTTTAGCTATAGCTGCGAAGTTAGGTCAGAAAACCCTAGTGGTAACCCATACAACTAACCTACGAAATCAGTGGGAAAAAGAGGTTAAAAAGTCCTTTGGATATACAGCAGGGAGAATAGGTAGTGGAATGTTTAATATTGATGCTCCTATCTGTGTCGGAAACATTCAGACTTTATACCGTCGCATGGACGTTCTCAAGAAAGAGTTCGGGACACTTATACTTGACGAAATGCATCATGTTAGTAGTCCAACCTTTACTCGTATTATAGATGAAATGCCGTGTAGATATAAGATAGGACTTACTGGAACACTAGAAAGAAAAGACGGAAGACATGTGGTTTTTCGAGATTATTTCGGTAATAATGTAATAAAACCGCCAAAAGAAAATTATCTAGTTCCGAAGATTGATATTCTCAAAACAGAGATTAGGTTTCTAGATGGCGCTTATATTCCGTGGGCAGAACGAATCAATCACTTGACAATGGACGCAGAGTATGTACATGGCGTTAGTGCAACAGCAGCTAGATACGCAGCGCTGGGGCATAAAGTATTAGTCGTATCAGATAGAGTACATTTTCTAAAAAGTTGTGCTAAACTATGCGGCGATAAAGCAGTATCAATTACAGGGGATATGGATTTTGCTGAACGAGAAAGAACAATGCAGATGATAAAAGATAATAAAAATATTCTTTTTGGAACACAGGCAATTTTCTCAGAAGGTATCTCTTTGAATGAGTTGAGTTGTTTAATACTGGCGACACCAGTAAATAATGAACCACTACTTACACAGCTCATTGGAAGAGTAATAAGAAAGATAGATGGAAAGAAACAACCAGTTGTAGTTGACTTTCATTTAAAAGGTAAAACAGCAGCTCGTCAAGCAAATGCTAGAATGGGTTACTATATGAAACAAGGATATGAGGTAAATATATTATGAAGGTTGAACTTAATATAGATGAAATGAGAAAAATAAAATTATTTATTGCTACTCCAATGTATGGTGGTATGTGTCACGGATTATATACAAAATCTCTTATGGACACAACTTCTAACTGGGGCGCACACGGAATGGAGTTTGAATTATATTATTTATTTAATGAATCTCTAGTTACAAGAGCTAGAAACTATTGTGTAGACGCTTTTCTAAAATCAGATTGTACGCATTTAATGTTTATTGATAGTGATGTTTCTTGGCAAACTATGGATTTAATGTATATGACACATCTTATGGCAGAAAGAGATGATATAAGAATATTTTGTGGTCTATACCCAAAGAAAACAATAGCATGGGAGAAAGTATTACATGCAGCTAAGACTGGAATCTATGATGAACACCCCGTGCATTTAGAAAAAGTAGCAGGAGATATGGTATTTAATCCAGACCCTGAAGCATACCCAGATGGAGAAGCACCTATACATGAACCTATAATAGTAAAAGAAGGAGCCACAGGATTCATGATGGTTGAAAGGTCAGTATTTGAAGACTATGGAAAAGCTTTCCCTGAATATTGGTATACACCAGACCATATTAGAGAAGGTAATTGGAAAAAGGGTGAAAAAATATGTGCGTATTTTGACACTATAATAAATGACGAAAATAGATACTTATCTGAAGATTATATGTTTTCAGAAAATTGTAGAAAAATCGGCATAAATATCTGGGCTTTGCCTATGATTGAACTAATGCACTCAGGAAATTATATCTATCAAGGTAGAATTATAGATATGGCAAATGTTGGCGTTCATGCTACACTCGACCCTGAACATGCACAAAAAATCGTAGACGGCGAGACAGATAAAAGCAGTAAAAAATAGTTCTTGACATGAGTTCAAAAATTTGTTATAATATATTACTATATGACTGGAATAAGATTATGCAAGTAAGCAAAGGAAATGTCAATGATATAATTACAATCCTTAGAATAATTACTTACAAACTTACTCCAAAGAATTACTATGATAAAACTTTTAAGTTTTATAAGCATAAGTTCGGTGGCAAGTCGTATTTGTTAAATGCGAAACAATTACTTGAGACTGGACGCACATTTAGTGATAAAGAGGTTGCAGAGTATGCAGGTGTCGCTTCTTTTCGCAACTATCACGATTATGTGAATACTAAAGACACCACACTAGGACTTCTGGAATGTCCAATTTCAGAAGATATTTTAAAAAATAATAGACTGCTCGATATTAGAGATGGACGCATACACTTTATGTTCGAGGAGACAACAGGAGAATAAAATGGCAATTGGATTCAACCAAACCAAGGGCTCAGCCCAAAAAGAAAAAATCGAAACTTATAATTATGCTGGTAAAGAAGACCATCACCTAAGAATGGTGGGCGACTTATTACCAAGATATGTCTATTGGCTAAAAGGTGAAAACGGTAAAAATATTCCTATGGAGTGTTTATCTTTTGATAGAAATACCGAAACTTTTAATAACAAAGAGCCAGACCATGTAAGAGAATTTTACCCTGACTTAAAATGCGGTTGGTCATACGCTATCCAGTGTATAGACTACGGCGATAAAGCAGTTAAAGTTCTTAATCTAAAAAGAAAACTGTTCGACCAAATAGTAGTAGCTATGGAAGAATTAGGAGACCCAACAGACCCAGTTACAGGATACGACATCTTCTTTAAGAGAAAGAAGACTGGACCTCAAGTGTTCAATGTTGAGTATCAATTACAGGTTCTAAAGTGCAAACCAAGAGAACTTGAAGAGTGGGAAAAAGATGTAGTGGCAAACCTAAAGTCTATGGACGATGTTCTACCAAGACCTACAGCTGACGCACAGTTAGAGTTACTTAGAAGACTAACTTCAAATGAAGGTGAAGTTGCAGATGAAGTATCTGAGGAGTTTGATGTATCATGATTGGAGTCGGACAAGAGTTTCCGTACTTTGTAAAGAACGGAGTTGATTATGTCAATGCTATGTGTGAAGTAGCATATGACGATTTTAATGGGTGGAAAGTATATTACTTTTACCCAAAAGATTTTACATTTATTTGCCCAACAGAAATCAAAGGCATGGATATGCTTACCCCAGAGGCTACTGTAGTAGGATTTAGTGGTGATAATGAATTTTGTAAACTCGCTTGGAAAGAAAACAATGAGTTGATAAAAAATATTCAACACACTCTTGCATGTGATAGTGGATTAGAATTATCTAAAACACTTGGCATTTATGATAAGTTAAGTGGTGTTTGTTATAGAGCAACTTACATTGTAGACCCAGACGGGATTATAGCACATATGTCTGTAAACAGAGATGATACAGGCAGAAATGCAAATGAAGTTCTTAGAACTTTACAAGCACTAAAAGCAGGTGGACTAACAGGTTGTGAATGGCAACCAGGAGAAGACTTCGTAGCATGATTTTATTTACAGCCGATTGG